AGACTTTCCACAATTCAATGTCGATGTCTTTAAGCGCCTCAATTTCGGCTCTATTCTCATTTGGCACAAAGGGATTGTTTCTGTGGTCGGAATAAATAAACTTTGCGGTCGGATTATTTAAATAGTCTTCATGCACCCAGAACTCTGCGTCTGGATTAAAGTCAATAAATGCTTTTTTCTTTGTTCTTAGCAATAGTTGCTTTGCAATCTGTCTGTCAATACCATTCGCCTCGTTTAAAAACAAATAGTCTCGCTTTCCAGACTTAGCATCCTGCGAATTATCATAGGATTTAAACTCAATCATTGAGCCATTAACGAACTTGTAAATTCTATCGGATTTATTATAGTCGCTTATCTGGGCGTCAACAATTGGATTGTCTGAAATGATGTTTTGAAAGTCTCTGAGCGCTCCCGCTTTAAGATTTGGAATGTCTTGTCCAACAATTGTGATAAGTGAGTTTGGGTCTGTCAATGCAAAATAGGCAAGTGCCTGCAAAATAGAATAAGTTTTGCCAGACCATGTCCCGCCCTGATTGATTATGATTTTAGTCTCTGCCGTTATATTGGCTTCAAATAACTCAGTTGTTTCAAACATCGTTTTCGGTTGACCTTATAGGAAACTCAGTTTTGACAATCTTTATTTCCAATGTATTGTCCATGCCCCCAGTGATTTGTTGCTCGACCTTTTCGACATATCCTCTGGCTTTACCAATGGTTTTCAAATACAATTCAATTGCTCGCATCTTTACGTTGTCATTGTCTGACTTCATAAGACTAAACAATCCATCTTCGGCCACATCAATGTTCTGCTCTCGGATGTCAATTAATTCCTCTGGGAATTTCAATGCTCTCTCTCTGACCGCTTGCCTTGTGTAATCTATTTTAAATTGCTTTTCGATTGCTCTGGCAGTTCTTGAAAACAATCCTGCATTGTCTCTCAGTATTGCTAAAAACTCTTTATCGCTTATTTTTATGTTCATGACAAGTATTGTGAAATTTGAATGCTATAATTTACTTAAATTCAGCCGTTTAAGTTAGTGATTTGATTTCGAACTTTATAAACTCGCTCCCTTTGGCAACTATTGTTTTGACTATCACTATTTTATAAACGTTTGCGTCATCAAAATTATACTTTTTTTGCAATATATCCAAAAATGGTTTCATTGGATTGTCTATGTCCGATGCTTTGTTGCTGAATCCAAACTCAAAGTCAATTTGATATGGCGGCTCTGGCAGTTGCATTGGCTTTAGTGTCAAAAGCATTTGTTTCTCATAGCTTTTATACTCTGGAGACTTAAATCGTTTGCCTTGCCACGCTTTGTTTACGCTTAAAGGTTTGATGTGTGCAATTCCGATAGCCATTCTTTTGTCAGTTTGTTGTCGTGTGCTTTGTTGTGGCATTCCCTGCAAAGTGCAATTAAGTTTTCGATTGCATCTTGTTGGTCTTTGGTCTTCTTGCCGAATTTAGACCTAAACACAATGTGATGGATGTCGACCGCTTTTGCTTTGCATACTTCGCAGGCAATAAACGAATGCTCGTCTAAGCCGTAATGGTTAAAATAAACTTTGATGTGCTTTTGCATTTCACTATTATTTTAAATATTGTGACATTTTGTGGCTCATTATTCGAATAAATACGTATCAATGCGGCTCACTTTTGAGCCACAAATGTTAAATGTTATTTTTAGCCTTGTTAAATGTTTGCATGTTTTTTTAGTAACGTTTCATGCGTTTTGTCCAGTTAAATCGTTAAAAAACTGGACTTTATATCTTTTGCAATATTTATGCTTATTGGCTTTTGTTAAATCCACCTATACCAGTTTGTTAATTGTCTGTTCGCTCCCTTGCAAATATTTTAAACTCATTTCCTTTGCCATCACGAAAAACAATATTTGAGTTTTTTTTATTCCTTACTTTGATAATTAAACTCTTTTCGTTGTTAATTGCCGTTGCTAATAAAAACGGCTTATCGTTATTTAACTGAAATGCCCATTCGACTTGTTCAAACTCTGAATTGTCTATTTCTGCCTTTACTTTTGGTTTAAACAGATTTAATATTGCTTTTATCATAGCTTTTCTATTTCTTGTTTAACTTTTATCCAATATACTGCAACTGATTCAAATAATTTATCGTCTGCAACTTCTTTAGCCACCTGCTCTATTTGCTTAACTGATTCCAGTGCAAGTTGTTTAGCTAAATTTAAATCAATGTGTTGAACATACCCAACCAAATCGCCAACCAATTCAATTGCTTTTTGTTCTGGTGTTTTAATTCCACTGGCCTTTTGTTTTATTTTAAAATATGAGTTTTCCCAAGTTGTGGTTGTGCCTGCAAAAAATGCCTCTTTAATTAAATCGAGTTCCATTTCTTTGGCAACTTCAAGTATCATTTCAACTTTTGATTCATTGCCTTTTGGAATATAATCTTTTAATGCGGTTACTGCAAAAGTTACTCCAGTGTATTTTGTTTCGTTTTCTGGTATCATGGTTTTATATTTAGTTTTAGTTTAAAAATCAAATGCTCCCAATCTGTCAGTGATTGGATTCTGTTTTTTGTTCTCTGCTCTCAGCTTCTTAGCCATTGTTTCATACCATTTAGCTTTGGCCAAATCCCTTTCGACTGGTTGGTCTGGTTTGTCGCCCAGTCTCATTCTGTATTTAAAGGCGTTCATTTCACAAAAGGCAATGTATTTCTCAACGCCCCAGATGTCGAGCATCATTTCAAATACTTGCTTATCGCCTTTTTTATAATAGTCTGGATTGATGTCGCTCATGGTTTGATTAATTTTACTTTGTTAAACATGTCTTTTTTTACAACGTATCCCAGTGCTTCGTATAATTTTAAATACCGATATGCCGTTCTGGTTGTTACCTCCAAATACCTTGCTATTGTGTGAATGTTTCTTGACTTGTCCTGCAAATATTCCAAAAGCCTTATGCACCTATACATTTTTAATTGGTTCATGCTTTAAATAGTTTATTATAACTAAACTCAAATGTGATTCCCCAGACAATGCAAAAGATGCAAGCGTCCAGAATGCCGTACGTTGGAACGTACATAACAACGGCCAAAGATATAAAGCCAAGCATTAATCCTTTAGCCAAATGCCATCCATCTGTCAAAGCCGAAAGCATAGTGCTCGATAAAAAGAAACTTTCGCCGTTGCGAATGTCTCCGCCTTTCCATTTGTTTCGCCAACTGATGCGCCAATCCCAGAATTGCTGATTTTTAAAGTTTCTAAATATGGAAACATCGTATCTGGTTGACAATGTATCCATCAAAGCGTTGCACATTGATGCTAAAATAATAAAAATTATACTCATAGTCCTAAATTTTGGTTAATTATTTTGCTATTTAAAATTTTAAATGGAGTCTCTTTGCCCTTGCCAAATAACTCTCGTTTGATTCGCCTATCGTATTGCTCCCAGTCATCGTGAGTGGCCATAATTTTAATATGTTTAATCACATGCCCCATTTGACAAATCAATTCGTAATATTTAGGATTCGCCATTTTCTTTGTTTACTCTATAAACTAAATATTCAGACTGAGTCAATTTGCGCCCCTCTACGTTAATAACTCGCACCGCACCACTACTTGGCTCACTTCGCCATAGTTCGTCAAACTCGGCAAGCAATTCACGTGTTCTCGACCATTCTTTCGGCTCTGGTGCTTTCTTATATTCTTTTTTGTCCATTATTTTTGTAGTTATTGCCTTAACTTGCTCAATTATTTCGTCCGATGGCTTATTATCCAGATAGCTTTGCTCCCACTTCTTATATTTTTCTTGAATGGCCTCTGACTCAACTTGCTCCTTTGCCTTTTTTAAATCGTTTTCAAATCTATGCAAAATTTTAAAAATAGTGGTAATGTCAAATGAATGAAACAACTCGATTTCTGGATATTTGCCCATTTTAAAATTGTTAAACGCCATGACTATGTGTTGCACCGACCAATAGTAATATTCAGAATAGACCATTTGCGCTGCCTCAGCAATCTGGCTTTCGCTCATGTTCTTAGAAACGTTCAAAGAAACAATTAAACCATCAATTGTGCGCTCAATTACCTTTGAAACAAAGCCATCGCCCTGCTCTTTTCTAATCGATGCCAATGGAGTCGGACTGCTCATTATCAATTCTTTGATGTTTCCCGAATACAACTTCGGCGATGTACTGGTCGGCTTGTCTAATGCGTTGCTCAACTGCATTTCTGTTCTTTTCAAATTCTGATTTTCCATTTTTTATAGTTTGATTGTCCCTTTTTTCCCAATTTTTAATGGCAGCCGCCCAGTTTAGATATTTAACTCCTTTGGACTGCGAATATAGCAAAGCGCTTTCATAATACTTAGCAAGTTTTTCTCGTTCCCAATCTGGGAACGCCTCTTTAAATATTTTTTTTTCAAAATAAATAGAGTTTTCAAATGAATGTTTTTTAGTGGGAGCCAATTCGATAGAATTGGAACTCTTCTTATCATTATTATCATTCTTAATATTCTTATCATTCTTGTTTGTATCCCTCTCACGTAGTCGATTGCGTTTCCCTTGCGTATGCTCTTGCGTAGTCTCTTGCGTTTCGTCAGTACCTTGATAACACTCATATTTTGTAATGTTTATAAGGGTTGTGCTTTGTTTCCCTTTTCCAATAATTTCTTTAGTAATCATGCCATCCTTTTCAAGCATAGAAAAAAACAAAGAAACCGATTTTGTATTGCTATTAAACAAGTCAGACCATGTGCGCAAACTCCTTGCGGATTGGCCTCTTTTGACTTCATAAAGGGAAAACCCCAGATTGATTTTGTTTGGCTTATGGTTAACCTCTAAAAGCATAATTAACCACCATTGGAACTTAATAGGGTCAGACCATATCCAGTGCTCCTTTAATTTTCTGTGAACTTTAATCCAACCTATACTCATATAAAAAAAAACGCCCATCGGATTTTAGCGGAAATCTTCTGGGCGATTAATTAAAATAATCAAATTTTTATATCCCGCTAAAAATATAAAAATTCACAACTCAAATATCGATATTTATTCCATTAAAACGAAATTAATGCCCGATATTTTTAAAACTTTTACTTTGCCAGTCTTAGCCATGTGATATGTCCACTGGGTTGTTTTGCTATTCTTTTTAGCATACTCGCTAAAGCTAATCAATTTCGAAATGTCTATTTTCATGCCCAAATATATTATAAAATTTACAAATTACAAATAACAAGGTTTCTGGCCTCGTATTTTTTTAAATAAACTGACTGGTCAATGTCATCGTATTTAACCGAGACAAGCGCCTTATTGCCCATGCCATAATAGTATGCAGCCAAACGAATAACAAACGATCTCTGCACCTTAAATTTAGCCGCAGTTATTTTGACGCTATTATTCTCAGCAATCAAAGACTCAATTATCTTAGCGTTGCGCTCCATATTGCTTAACATAAAAGGATGTTTGGTCTGCGATTACTTTAATTGCGTCAATGCGGTCGTATAATGACTCCAAATACTTGTTGAGTTCGTCAATGTCTTCAGTTATTTTATAGCCGTTAGACGATGCGATAATGTTCGGAGCGGTTGTGCGTCTCAAATAGTTCATTATCACTCGGATTCTGGAATCGGCCAAATCAAACTCGGTGTCATTACCAGAGCGCTCAAAGATTAGTTTCCTCAATTGCTTGTTAGTGTAAAATTTATTGGTTTTCCTCAATACTGCCTCAATGAATTTAGCGCATCGCTTCTCA